TGAGTGCGATCTGGTAGGCCTCCAGCTTGGTTTTGGCGAACCCGATCATCTCGAGGGGCGACAGGTCCGCGCGCTCGCGCCACATACGAAGCGTGCGCACGTTAATTTCCCCTGTGCCGGCGCCGCCATAAACGATGATGCGAAAGCTCTGGGCGGCGGGTTCGCCGCCGGGCCTGAAAGCGAAGCGGCGCGTTCGCTCGCTTGTGCGAATGTTTTTCCGGCTGGACAGACCCGAGGGCTCCGGGGTGCCGAAGGGCTGCCACGCCGCGCCGTCGTAGTACTCGACCGCGAACGCGTCATCGCGGCCGGATAAGGCTCCATCACTAGAAAAAAAGCCAATCACGTCGACAAAGCAGATTTCGTCCGCTGCCCCGAGGTCAATCTCGGCCACAACCCACGGATCGGACGACACGAAGTTCGTCGTGAACACCGTGCTGGCGTCCTGATCGACCAGGTTTGCCACGGTGCCGCCATTGGCCGCGGTGATCATGCCCGTGGTCAATTGCACCGGCTCGATGCACCGGCGCAGCCGCTTGCCCGTTGCCACGGTGCCAGGCGCGCGCGCTAGCCCGCCCTGCAACAGCGCGACCTGGTTGCGCGCGCTTTCCAGCGCCAGATAGTAGTGCGTGAGGTCGATGCGCTCGCGCAGTTCCGGGTCGAGCTCCCCGCGCGTGAAGGCGTTCTGGATTTCACCGCGCCTTCTCCCCATCACGTCCTCCGCACGGCGATCAGCGGATTGGCGCCGACATGCACCTTTGGCGCGGGGCGCGCCTGGGCGTCGATCTTCTTGGCCTCGGCGATCAGCCCGCCCTCGCCATAGGTCGACGGCGGCCCGAAGGCGACGCGGCGCAGCCGCTCGGCCGCGGCGGTATCCTCGCGCACGCTTTCCTGAAACTCCGCCTTCAAGACCGTCACAACCAGCCGGATGAAGTAGCCCGGCCAGCGCGCCGGATCCATCGCGTGGGTGTAGCGCAGCCAAACCTCGTCATGGTCGCTTAAAAGCACATGGTCGCGCAGATCCCACAGATGAGTGGGTGCGCGCGCGTCCTTGCTGGCATAGACCGCCCGCGGCGTGCCGAGCATGTCGGATGGCAGCGCGAACTGGTATTGCCAGTGGGCGTCCGGTGTCGCGCTCAGGCGCGAAAGCTGCGCCAGCTTGGTCTGGAAAGTCCACGGATGCGAGCTGACCAGCCCGCCGACATGGGTCTCGTAGATCTCGACGTAATCCGGCCCCGGCGACACATCCTCGGTCACCGTCAGGCTGCCGATCTCGGTGAGCGCGCGGTTGATCAGGTCGATGCGCGTGGTCACTTTCATCCTCCGCGGACCATCCGGCCCGCGGTCCGCGCCAGGCGCGGCGGCCGGTCGGCCTTACAGCACGGCCAATTTCGCTAGATTGGCCGCGCTGGGGTGCTTAATCTCTGATCTAGGCGTTCTGTGCGTCGTCGCCGCTATCGCCGCTCTTGGCAGGCTTTTTCGCCGGGGCAGGCTTGCCGCCTTCGGCCAGCTTGAGCGCGGTGCCCTCAAGCCCCGGCGCGGCCATCACGAAGATCGGCGCGCCGTCCGGCGATCGTTTGGGGTCAAACCGGCTCCCGTTGACGAAGCACGGCGCCACCACCTGGTAGCGCACGCGATTGTCCTGTTTGGCCATCGGCCTTCTCCTTCTTTCGGTACCGTTTGGCACCCCAGCGCGAAGCGCTGAGCCGCCGACTGGCGGCCGGGCCCGAGGCCCGAAACGGCGGGACGGATGTCCCGCCGATCACTTAAATGGCGTTAGGCTGGGAAGCCCACTTGGTCGGGTCCTGATTGGTCAGGAACGCATCGACCGTGCAGGTCGGCGTTGTCCCGCCCATATCATACGAAAGGCGGAGATAACGCTGGTTGGTGAACGGCATGGGGATGATGACGGTCGCGCCGGTCGCGAAATCGGCCGCGGCAAGCTGCGGGTGCGAAAGCAGCGTGGTCGCGGATGCGAAGTTTTCGACCGTGTCGGTCTCGATATCGATATCGAGCGTTGGCGTTGTCCCGGCCAGACCAATCTTGGCGACGATCACCCACCACATCGGATCGCCGGGGCCGATCAGACGCTCCGCGCCCAGATCGATCACGTCTTCCGACGCCACGGCGCTCGTGCCCGTGAGGGCCTGATCCGACGACACCTGCAAGCGGCTGTCGATAATCATGGAAGTCTCCTCAAGTTCGTATTAGAGCCTGCCGCCGTCAGCCTTAGCTGTTATCCGGCACAAGCGCTTCGGTGTTCAGGATGGCGTCGCAGCGGCGCACCGGGATGCCACCGAACATCAGGACGCGCTTGCCCCCCAGTTGCTCGGTGGTCAGATTAATATTTTTCGCGTTCTTCATCTGGCGGTCGAGCGTGCTGATTACCGTACGGTTGGCGTAAAACGCCGCGCGCCCGGCGTTCAGCGAAGGCGGCAAATGCATGGCCTGGGTCATCAGGTCGACAAGATCGGCGCTGTTGCTCGACGCATCGCCGGTCAACTCGGAAACGTCGATGTTGCAAATGCGTACGATATAGCGCCAGTCGCGCACGGCGATGCCGCATTTCCACTGATAATGCGAGCGGTAGGCCTGCATGCGCCCGCCATTGCCGTCGATATCCTCGATGGTCACCTCGCCCATGTCAGTCATCTTAAGACCGGCCTGCGTGGCCTTCGGATAAAGGCCGTGAACCGTGCGCGGCCCCCAGACAATCAGCCAGACGGATGTGTTGTCGGAACCCGAGCCGCCGCCGTGAAGCACGTTTTCGCCGCTTTCCACCGTCCCTGGGTCGCGCTCGTTGAACCGCGGCGCAAGGCCGGTGAAGGCCTCCGGCTCGGTGCCCTCGTTGCCGTAGAACAGCGTGGAGGCCTTTTCCTTGCTCATGCCCTCGATATGCGCGGCGTCCTCGGTCAGCCGGAAGCTGGCCGTGTTGCCGTTGAGATCGGCCATGTCCTTGTCGACTTCAGCGTAGGCTTCCAGCATGCCGGTGTTTTCGGTGACCTGGACGGTGGTCGAGCGGGTCGGCTGCACGCCGCCATAAAGCTTGCGCCAGGTGGGCGCGGGAATACCTGAACGGATCGTCGTGCGGTGGCCGGTTGGCAGGTTGCCTTCCACCCACGGCATGTCATCAAGGACCTCGTTGGTCTCGTTCAGAATTTCGACGATCTGCGCGATCGAGCCGTCCGGGTCGATCCGCTTGGCCAGTTCCGACAGCGTCGGGAATTCGGTCCCCAGCGTCGCCATATCTTACCTCCTTCTGCTGCCGCCGCCGGCGGCCGGAATAACGATGGGACGCAAGACTAATCGAGCACGAACCCTGTCAACTTTTGTTCATGCTCGGATACATGGCTTCAAGCCGCTGCTGGTATTCGCTCTTGCCGGCATTGGCGCCGCCGCCTTCGCCGCCGCCCTGCAAGCCGTGCTCGCCGCCAAGCTTAAGCACCTTTTCAAGCGCCATGACGCCCTCCGCGCTGGCGGCCATCGCCGTGACGATGTTGGCTTCCGCGCGATTGAGCACGCCGCGCTTGACCAGCCCTTCGACCTGGCCGACCGCCGCATTGATACGCTTGCCCGCTCGCGCCTTGACCTGCTCCGGGTCGGACACGCCAGGCGCGAGCTTTTTCATCTCTTCGCCAACATTGATCGGATCATCGAGGATGCCATTTTCGCTGAGCTGGGAATAAAGCTCGGAGATCGCGCCGTTGAACTGCTCGTTCGACAGCCCGTTCTTGTGGGCGATATCGCGCCAGATCGGCAGCACCTCGTCATCGCTCAGATCGCCGAACTTCTGCTTGAAGTCATCGCTCAGGCTCAGCTCGTAGCCGTCCGGCTTTTCCGGCGGCCGGGCCTGCTCGCCCAGCTTGCCAGCCAGCTTGTCGATGGTCTCCTGGTCGGTCTTGCCCTTTAGCTCGGCAAGGTGCTCGGGCAGGCCGTCCGGCCAGTAGACTTGCGCCTCGCCGCCATCACTGGCGGCGTTGCCCTGATCGCCGCCGCCAGCTTCGGCCTCTCTCGCGGCTTTGCTCAGCGCGGTTTCCGCCGGCGGCGGATCGCTCTTGCTGGCATCCCCTTCGCCGGTTCCGGCCTGCGTGCCGTCCGCCTCGCGCAGCACATCAAACAGATCGTCGAAAATCAGCATGGGTCGTCTCCCGTCAGCTCTGCGGCACCTGAAGCGCCTGCAGGATCATGAACAAAACGCCGTTCTGGCCCTCACGCCGGGCCTTGGCGATCGCGTAGCTCTCCGCGTTTGCCGGATTAAGCTCTTGGTCGGTAGGCGGCCGCAAAAGCGTGTTTTTCGCCAGCCAGTCGATGAAGCGCGCGCCCTCCGGCGTGGCCAGCGCCGCCTGCACCACGGCGGCTTCCTCGCGCATCTTGTGCTGGGCCCGCTCGCGCTGCTTGCCAGCCTGCGCGATGAGATGGTCGGTGTCCATCCAGTCGCCGGTGCGCAGGGTCTCGAAAATCTGCTGCTGTGGGTTCGTCATGCCGCCCCGCCGTTCAAGGCCCGGCGCGCGTTCTCACGCGGGTCGGGCTGCTGCTGTTGCTGCTCGGCCTGCTGTTGCTGGGCCATCATGCCGGCCAGCGCTTCCTGAAGGTTGGTAATTTCCTCGCCCGAGCGGATATGCTCTTCGGGCACGCCCAGCCAGCGGCCCAGTTCCGGGGCGATTTTTTCGGTACGCGCGAACATGTTGACCGCTTGCGGCCCGAACAGCATCGCGATCAGTTCCAGCCAGCTCGTGGTCTGCTGGACCTTCTGCGCCTGCTGGCCCGCGGCGATCGGCGCAACCACGCGCACCTGCGTGATCATCTGGTCGATGGTCAGCGTGGTATCGAGAACACCCATCTGCTCCAGGATGTCGATGACGCGCTGCACCACCGGCGCGACGATCTCCAGCGTGAGCCGGCCATAGACCCCGCCAAGGTCCTGGCTGAGCTGCGACATGCGCTCGGCGATTTCCGTGGGCGAGCGCACCGCGCCGGACATCGGCGGCAGGGCGTCGTCCATCATCGCCATTTTCATCTGCTGGCGCTCGTCCTCGATCACGAAGCTGGAAATATCGAAGTTGTAGGGCACCTCCAGGCGCTGAAGCGTCGGCCCGAGCGGGCCGCCGGTCGAGCCAACCTGCCACATCGCCAGCGGCTCGAAGGTCGCCGTGTCCGGGTTGAACGTGCCGTCGTCGCGGCGCGCCCACAGCCCCATGACCGAAAACGCCGCGGCCATCAGCGCCAGCTCGCGCGCCTTGTTCGTCGTCTTCGCGCTTGGCAGCCCCAGATGCGCCAGCCCGCGCCCGTAAGGCTCGCCCGGCACCACGAAGAACCGCGGCGTGATCCACGGGCTCGTACGATAGGTCTCCGTCCAGATTTCCTCGTGCTGATCGGCGTTATGCCCCTTGCGCCAGACCCGCAACCGCCAGCGCCCCTCGCTCGGCTCGAAATAGGTGTGCTGATGGATCCAGACTTTCGCGCCCGGCTCATTGTCCATGAGCGAGCGCAATTGCTGCGAAAACGTGCCGTTCGGCCAAACCTGGCGCAGGTGGCGAGCCTTGTATTCCTTGCGCCAGTCCACGCCCCAGATGTCGCCATAGGGGCCTTCTTCAAGCGCGATTTCCGTGATCGGCACGGAGCGGAACCGCGCCGGCGCGGCCATGTCTCCGCGCGTGACATTGAGCGCGCCGGTGCCGGCGAACAGGTCCATGGCCATCTCGTGAAAGCGCATGTGGAACGAGCCGGACGCCAGCACGCCGCTGGCAACCTTGCCGATCTTCTGGAACTCCTCGGTGAGCGCCTTTTTCTGATCGCCGTCCGGAACCAGCGGCCCGGCCTCGATCGCGAAGAAATCCTGGAACAGCGGAACGAGGTCGCGCTGGAGCCGCCCGGCGAAGCGCAGCGCCGCCGAGGGCATCGTCCCGTCGAAAATCTTGTCGGTGCGGTTCTGACCTTCTTGGGCGGCCGTCAACGACTCCATGCCCGCCGGATCGCGGAACGGCATGCCGTATTCGTAGATTTCCTTGAGCTGGCGCTCGTAATAGGTTTTTCGCTGCCAGGCGTCTTTCGAGCGCTCCTGGATTTCCTTGAAATCGGCGGTCAATTGCCACCCCCAAGAGTTTTAGCAGCCGATGTCAAAGCCGATCTCCGACGCGTCCTGCTCCCGCCGAACAGGCTGCTCATCTCGTCATCGACGAACGCCAGCAGGCCGCGCCCGCCCTCGCGCAACGCCATCTGGCCAGCCTCAACCTTGTCCTGCTTGCGCCGCTGGTCCCGGATCTGGCGCTGCTGCGCTTTTTCCGCGGCGGTCGGCCCAAACAGCCCCTTTACCGCTTTCGCCATGTTTGCCTCCGTAAAGCCATATCCGCCCGCATTGACCGACAAGCGTGGTTGGCGCGAAGCCTGCAAACCGGGCCAGCACCTCGCCGGCGCGGTTGCCCGGATCGACCAGCGTGACAATTTCGCCGTCGTGCCCGCGCGCCTGGTCCCGTAAGGCCGCGCGCAGACCTGCCGCGATGCCCGCCACGCGCCGGCGCGCCGCGTCCCGGCGCACCATGAACCAGGCCTGCGCGGGCCGAGCGTCGCCCCAAGCGTACAGCCCGGCGATCGCGATCGGCGCCGGATCATCATCTGCGTAGACCGCCCGCGCCTGCCCCGTCGTGACCTGCACGAGGTGGCGAGCATAGACGCCGCGCGGCAGCGTCAACCTTTGCGACCCGATGAAATCCGCCAGCTCGGCGACGCCGCAGGACGTGATGCGCATTAGATTTCCCTAGTGAAACAGCCGCGTGGTGTTTTTGACCTTGCCCCCGCCCGACTGCGCGGCCAGCATCGCCGCCTTTGGGTCGGGCCGCCCCTTGTTGCCCGCGATCACGCCGTAGCGCCCCTTGTCGCCGAGCTGCCAGTACTGCAGCGCGTCATGCGGGTTCGACCAGTCGTTCTTTTCCGGCTTGTCGGACGTCTTCTTGAGGCTGCCGACGCGCTGGATCTGGTAGCGGTAGTGGCTGGCGAAGCCCTTGCGCGTCATGGCGCAGCGCCGGGACAGCAAAAGCCCCGGCGTCTGGCCGTCGATCATGTAGGTCAGATCGTCGCGCACCGCGTCGAGGCGCACCGACACTTCGTTAGTCGGCGCGGGCAGGATCGCAATGCCCAGCTCGCGCGCGACGATTTCCGCCCAGGCGAACTCGCCACCCTCGGTGTCCGCGCCGGTAAAGCCCGCCGGGTCGCACCAGCCCATTTTCGGCGGGTGACCCGGCGCGACTTCCGCCAGCTCCAGCTTGATCGCCTCGGCGAAGCGCCGCGGCCCCATGCGCCCCGGCACGACCTCGCCAAGGATCCGCGCCTGGCCGTTGGGCATCCGCTGGGCGATGATCGCCGCTGGGCGCTGCACGCCCTGGTCAAGCCCCAAAGTGATCGGGATGCCCTTGACCGGCTTCAACGCCTCCGCGGAAAGGTGGAATTCGTCGGCATATTCCGGGTAGACCGGCTCGCCGTCGCTGGACGGCCCGTATTGCGCGTCGACGAAGCGCTTGATCAGGTTCGGCCGGTTGCGCAGCGCCGCGACCTGGCGCTCGTAGTAGCCTTCCGGCAGATTGTGCAGGTTTTCGGCACGCGGGCCGCGGCCCGATGGCTGGCGATACAGCCGGAACCCTTCCGGCCGCTCCTCCTCGAAGCTGCGATAGAACCAGCTGTCGATATCCGGCGCGTTCAGGTCCCCGATCACGTAGGAGCGGAACTGAACGCCCGCCGAAAGGTTCTTGCGCGAGGGGTAGCGGCCGACGCGGAACAGCGCCTGGTCGAGCACATCCGACGGCAGAAGGTCCATTTCGTAAAGCCAGAACGCCGTCGGCTCGAAGCCGCGCATGAACTGCTCGACCGCATGCTCGCCGATCGCCGCGAACACCGCCTCGAAATTCACCCGGACGCGCACCCCGTTCCGGATAATGTCAAAAACGATCTTGTGCGTGGCGTGCCGGCCGCCGCCGCCGGTGAAATCGGCATCTGTCCAGCCGCCGCCGTCCTCGGGTAGCCATTCCTTCCAGGTGGGGAACAGGTTGCGTTCCATCTGGCCGTATGTCGCGCCGATGATGGCCACGCGGTAGTAAATCTGGCCGTCGGTGCACACCGGCATCTCGCTGGCGTTTTTCAGGCAGTCGAAAATGCAGCTGACGGACTTGCCGCCGCCCACGGGGCCCAAAAGCGCGCGCACCGTGCTGGTCTTGTCGGCGAGGAACGCCTCAGCCACCGGACCGGCCGGACGAAACTGTGCAAAACTCGACAATGCGCTCATTCGCGGGCCTCGCGCTGGCGACTGCTGTCAACTTTTTGCCCGCCAACCGGCCCGAACAGGCCCGGTTCCGCCCCGCGCGCCCGCGCATGGGCCCAGCGCTGGCTGGCGCGATCGCGGATCAGGCGGCGTTCGTTGGTGAGTTCCCGCCTGCGCGCGTCGATTACCCTTGTCTCCTCTTCAATTTTGCGCAAAGCTTCACGTTCTTCGGGCGACAGGAACGATCGCCAGTCCCGCGTGTTTTTGCCGCTCTTCGCATTCATCGCATCGCCTCCACGCCGCGAGACGGCACCCCCATCCCACGGCTAATTTTCAAATTTTAACGCACCTCACCCGGTGGCAACGATTTGACGAAACCCCATCACGGTGCGGAGGTACCTCCCTGGAAGAGAGACAACGGCCGATTTTCCGGGGCACCCCCCGGCCTCGCGCGGTGCAAATCGATGGGGGGGAGGGGTCGGCGATCGACCTGGCACCCGGCGCGCAGTAGCGCCGCCAGGGGCATGCGGCGACTGATATTTGATCAGTCAGCCGGGCGCGGATTATACAGCACGATCAGCGCGCTAGCTCAGCCGTCCGACTTCCCGCCGTCCGACTTCTCCGCCGCGCCGTCGATAAAGCCTTGATTTTGCTCGCCTTCATCGCCCGCCAGCGGCAGCCCCGCCAGCCCGCTCGCATCGCCGCTCAGCTCGCCGATCACCAGCACGCCGACGCTCTTCTCGCTCACCTCGATCGCCTGGGGCTGGCGCTGATGCACATACGGCGCGAGCGCAGCCGCCGCGTCCTTCTGGATCTTCACCGCGTCCAGCTTCTCGCACTGCAGCTCGGCCGCCAGCTCGTCCACCGGCATGGAGTACAGCTCGGCCAGCACGATCAGCGGCGATCGGTACTGGCTCAGGATGTACGCCGCCCATTCCTCGGTCCGCCGGTTCTTCGCGCCCTTCGGCCGGCCCGGCCCGCGCCCGCGCCGCGCGTTCGCCGTGGCCAGCGGCGATGATGCCGCGCCATTCTCGAAGCCGTCGAGCAGCGCCGGCTGATCCGCCTCACTGCCCGGCGGCGCGCCGACATCCATGTTCGCCAGCGCCGCCGCGAAGCCCTGTTTTTCGTCCGCCATAAACGCCCCTTATTTTATCCGGTGACCGCGTCGCGCGTCCCGGTGACCGCCCGGAATGCCTTGCGGTCACCGCTCAAGTGCAAGAAATCCTTGGTCTATCTCTCTCTGGTGACCGGGGTGACCGTAGTGACCGACACGCGCACGCACGCGCGCTCGCACCCGTTCTTGATCTTCGCGCGCGCGCGCATACGCGAGGCTTGTTGCGGTCACCGCGTGCACCGCGTGCACCGATTGCGAATTTGCCTGTCATATCAGTGATCTAGCCGGTGACCCCTGCCCATCGTGACCGGTCACCGCAGCGCGCAGGCGGTCACCGCCCCGAGCCCCTCGCCCGTGTGAAATCTCTTGGCATCATAAGGGTCGGGGCGCGCTGGCAACTTTTAGCGGCGTGCGGGTGAGGGCGCGGGGCGCGATACGGCGGGCGCGGGGCGCGATACGGCGGGCGCGGCGAGCCATCAGCGAATATTTATGCTATTGCCGCGCCGCGATCATGAATGCTCGCGGCGCGCGGTTTTTAACTTGATGATTATTTGTCAGGCCATCTCGGCCAGGTCCGGCGCGGGCGCGCCCTCATCCAGGTAGAGCAGCGGGATGAAAGTCGCCCGGTAAGTCACCATGCCGAACCTGGCGCGGTGCGGCCGCACGCCCGCGAGCTTGCGCAGTACCCAGTAGTGCCGCCCGCCGCGCCAGCGCGTGCCCGCGAAGATGCGCGTGACGGCCGGGCCGGAGTTTGCGACCAGGAAGCCCTCGCCGCCGCGATGCAACTTCACGCCGTGCCGGATCAGCAGGGCGCGGCCGGCCTCGCTTTCGTCCAGCGACCCATCGATCAACTCGCGAATGGTGGCGCGCTCCCCGTCGATGTCCGTGACGACGAAATCCAGCAGATGGATCAGGCACTTGCGCGCCTCGTCCCGCTCGGTGGGCGGCGCGGGCGGCACCTCGGGCAGGCCCATCTTGCGCCACATCTCCTGCGCGCGCGTGCGGCCGTGGACCTTGAGCGCCAGCTCGATGCAGCGCAGCTTCTCCGAAAAGCTGCCGTCGCGCGCCATGTCCAGCGCCACAGGGTCGGGGCTGGCGCCGGAGTTGTGGCCGTAGCCGCCGTGGCGGCGGATGGCGGGGAGGACTTCGTGCGTGACCCATTTGCGGAAGCGGTGCTCGACGGTGCCCGGCGTCGCGGCCCGGCGCGAGCGCAGCACGAGCATGTAGAGGCCGCTTTCGGAGATGATGTTGACGTTCGGGTTGCCGCCTCGATCGCCATTTGCATCGTTTACGCCTAGGGAACCAGGGGGGTTCCCTAGATTAAACCTAGGGTACTCTCCGGTTTCCTCCGCCCATTTGCGCAGGTTGATGACGTCCTTTTCGTCGTCATCGAGCGCCGCCAGCGCGTCCGATGTATTCTGAATGCCGAGCACGCGGCAGACATGCGCCGCCACGAACCACGGCTCGCCGCCGCGCACGATCACCTGCACGGCCTGGTCGTCGAAGACAAAGTTCTCAATTGTGTTGTGAAGCATAGCCCGCTCCTACTGATGGGTTGCGAGGAGCATGGCGATCCGTTGCTAGCGGCGCGCCAAGCCCGGGGCTAGCAAGCACGCAGTAGGCCGTGCCGCACGCGCCTTTAGGCTTGCGCCCTGGACATGCGCGCGTGCACCCCGGACGCTACGGCCTGTCCGGCCGGCGCGTCCGCCTACTGTCTCATGGGCTTGCTAGACCCCGCTTTACATTCGCATCGCTGCGAAATATCGTCAACTGACAACGAGGGATGGGGGATGAAGTGACATTTCTTGCACCTTTTGCAGTGCTTGCCGGTGTAATCGCTGGGAAGGCTCAAGACCCGCTCATGTGGGTGGCGCTAATTTTTGCTGCTATGACTGGTTATAACCGCGCGTCGTGGTGGTGGCCTGCATTGATCGCAGTCATATTCACCATATCAATCGTCGCCATCAACTATAGCTGGTGGCAGGACACCGGCCTGATCCGTCATTGGCCCCGGTTTGTATTTCTAGGCGGCTTCGCCACATTTATTATGACTTATGCAGCCTATGGTTTCGGGCGCGGGGCGCGCCGCGTGTTTACCGGCCCCGAAAGGGTGTATGTTCAACATAGACCCCAGCCGCCAGCCGACGACTGGTCCGCCGAGGACATGGAACGAGCCGGCCAACAGCTAGAACAGCTCGCCGCCGGCATGAAACCGCGCCGCAGCGCGCTCAGCGACGACGTGCTGAAGGATCGCCAATGACCGACCTCGAAGACCTGGAGCGCCGCGTCGCCGCGCTCGAAGCCGCGCAGAACGACACCACGCAAACCCTGCGCTGGGTGGTCTCGAAGCTCGGACAGATGGCCGCGGTGCAGCAGGAGCACACGCTGCGCCTCGACCGCATCGAGGCCGATCTCAAGGGCCTGCGCCAGGACCTGCCCGGCATCGTCGGCGACGCCGTGCGCGCCGCCCTGCGCGAGGAACGCTAGCCGGGTTTTTTGCTGTCGGGCGGACCTCCGTCCGCCCGTTACGGGCCTAAGGCCCGGCGCGCAGTCGCGCGCTCAGCCGCGCTGATGCGTGGCTGTAGACAACGGATCGGCAATTTTCGCCCCGGATTTGGCAAAATCAGCGCGGCTGGAGGCGATCCTCCGCCGGCCTAGTCGTCCTCCGCCATGATCCCGCCTTCGCCGTAGAGCGCATCCAGGCTGATCAGCGTCACCCGCAAATTCACGCCGTTGACCTTCGCCCGGCCGACCTTGTGCACCTCCGGCGGGCTCTGGCGCAGCGCGCCGGCCCACACGCTCGCGCCGACCTCTCCGGCCCATTTGCTCTCGGCGAACAGCGCGCGCGTGAGCGCGTTCTGGTTCGGCACCGCCAGGTAAAAGCTCGCCCGGTCCTTGTCCGGCTGCACGATGCCAAGGCCCGCCTGCGCCAGCAGCCGCCGCGCCTCGCCAATCTCCAGCCCGTCGTCGATCTGCGCGCGATAGTAATAGTCGTGCACCACCTGCCCGACCGTCTTGCGCACGCCGCCCCGCCACGCCTCCACCTGCACGCTCAGCATGTGGTTGAGGCACAGCCGCCAGTTCTCTTCGGCGTCCTCGAATTCGCTCATGCCCGCGGCAGCCATCAGCTCGCGCCAAGGCACAAGATCGCCCTCGCTCGGCGTGCGCAGCCGCGCCTCGTCCCAGCCCTCATGCGCGATCATGTCCGCGCAGGTGAGCAGCGTGCCGAAGGTGTCCTGCCCGCGCCCGTCCATGCCCCCGGCGGCCAGCTCGTCGCGGAACGCGGCATAGGTCTGGCTAAAGCGCCACCACTCGTCGATCAGCCGGCGCAGGATCGCCCGGCCGGCCACATGCAGCGCCTGCTCGTCGATCTCCGGCGCGGGCCTCCCCTTGGGCACGCGCGACAGCTTGAGGATCGCCATGCGCGAGAGGTCCTGCGGCTCCAGCGGCGGCGTGTTGATCGAGGAGAACAGGAAGCTTGAGCGCGCCTGGAATTCCACGCCCTGGTGACGGTCGCCGCCGCGCAGCATCAGCGCGCCGCTTGCGGCCAGCCGCGCCAGCTTGAGGACCGCCTTTTGCTTGCGCACATCGCTCTCGCTTTCCAGCTCGTCGACGGCGACCGGCAGGCAGTCATGCCCGACATGCTGATAGATGCCGGCCGCGCTTGTGTCGGCGGACTGGATCAGCGCATCGCCGAAGATGCATTTGATCACGTGCTGCAAGGTGCTCTTGCCCGTCGCCTTGTCGCCGGTCACGAAGGCTGCCGGCCGCCAGGGCAGCGCCGCGCCCAGGAACGCCGCGCCGATCCAGCCCAGCAGCAGCACCGGGTCCACATCAGGGCGCGCCCATTGCCATGAGCGCAAAAGCGGCAGCATCATCCGCGCGGGGTTGTGCTCATCCGCCACGGGCGAGGGCCAGGGCGCGGAAATCGCCGGGCGCGTCGGGTAGACATGGCTGCCCACCTCGCACGGCCTGAATGTGTGCATCTTGCCAGCATCGTCCGCGCGGATCATGCGCGTGCCGGCATGGAAGATCAGCGACCCGTCCGCCGTGCGCCACATGCCCCGCCCGCGGATATGGTCGGCCTGGTCCCACGGCCCCTTGGCCGAGCAGGCGCGCACCAGCGTGCTCGCGCACCACAGCGCGTCGAAGCCGTCGACATTGCCCTTCTGGCCCCAGCGCGGCCACGCCCATGTCAGGTAGTCGATATCCCCGTTGAACAGGCCGAGCAGATGCCCCTTGCCGTAGGGTGGGGCAATGTCCTGGATTTGCCCGCAGGTGTCGATGAAAAAGCAGATATTGCCCTGCACGCCCAGCGGGATCACCGGGCAGTCCGGCGGCAGGCCGAGATTGTCCGGCTCCCACTGGCCGTGATTGTGATACGCTTTCGGCGGCGGCACCACGCAGGCCGGCTCGGCATCGGCGACCATCGCCTGCACGGCGGCGGGGCCTGCGGGGCGGGGTCTGGATTTCGCGTCGCTCAACACCATCTCTGCCTACCGCCCCACCTTCTTCACGCGCTGGCGGGCGTCCTCGACGATCCGCGCATTCAGGCCTTGCGCCAGCCCGATCGCCCATCCAGCCAGCAGGCCAATGGAGGCGGCGATCTCGTTAAAGCCGTAGACCACCTCGATCACGATGCCGGCCAGCCCCACTGCAAAAATCGCCAGCAGCAGCCAGTGCCGAAACGGCGTGTAGCGAAACACCATGCCGACCTCCCTACCGCCCCGAGCGCTCTTTATCGCGCTGCTTCATCGCCTCGCGCGCGTCGTGAACGGTCGCCGCGATCTTCCCGGCCTCGCCGCGCGGCCGGCGCTTTGACGGGTCGCGGGTGAGAAGCACGATTTTGGGGTCTTTGCTCTCCGCCGGCACATCCGTGCCGGCGTTACGGCGCTCGCGCCGGCCCGCAGTCGCGGGCTCAGCCGCGCCTGCGGCGCGTCTGGGGTGCCCCGCGCGATGCTCCTGGCGCTCGGCTTCGTCGACCTGCGCGCTCATTTCCAGGTAGATCGCCCGGAACACGTTATGCGCCGCGCGCACGGCCGCCGGCAGGTCAACCCAGGCCGGCGGGTCCGGGGCCTGCCAGCCCAGATCGACGGCCACCTGGTAAAGCGCGGAAGCCGGCGCATCCGGCCAATCGTCAAGCTGCCCGGCATAGGTCGCAAGCACCACGCGCACATGCTGGCCGTGCCGCGTCGTCCAGTGCGCCCAGCCCGGCGCGCCGCCGCAGGCGAGAAACACCGCGCGCGCCGCCGCTCCGGCCGCCGGGGTGATGTGCTGGCGCCCGAAGGCGCGGCAGACGGGGTCGTCGGTCATTCTTGCCTCCGGTCCACATCCGTGGCCCGATCACGCGCAACGCGCGGCGGCCGGTCGGCCTTACAGTCGCGCTCTGGCGCGGCTGGGGCGGTTTCCTTGGTCGCGTTCATGCCAGCCCCCTCAGTTGATCGTTGACATCCTTGCCGGTCGTGGCGTGCGCCACCTTGACCGGCCGCCCTTGGGCGGCAAGCGCCCGCAAGCCGCGCTGCAAGAGCCGCTCCGCGCCCTCCTTGCCCCAGTCGTTGTCCGCCGCCACGATCACCTCGCCGCAGCACTCGGGCAGGCGGATATTCGCCAGGTTCGACAAGCCCCCGGCGCACCACACCCGCAGCTCGGGACACGCCAGCGCGAGCGACAGCCCGTCCTCGATGCCCTCGCAGATCGCCAGCACGTCCCACAGGCCCTGCGCGGCCGCTTCGCGCGGCGGCAGGCCGGTCTCGCCGCGCCACAGATGGATCGCCGCGCCGAGATATTGCGGCCACATCTTGCGCACCGGCTGAACCGGGGCCTTGCCGCCACCGTCGGGCGCAATGAAGGTGCGGTGGATGGCGTAAAACCCGCCGTCCGGCCCGGTCATCGCCGAGACCAGCGCGGGGAAATGCTGCCCGCTTTCCATGTGCTTCTGGGACGGGGAAAACCGCACCGCGCGCGGGGTTCGGGGCAGGTCGGCGAGATAAATCCCGCGGCTGGCCAGGTAGCGCGCGCCGAGACTGCCCGCCAAGCCTTCCGCGTTCAGCCAGGTCGCCTTCGCCCGGCGGCGGTCGCGCCAGAGCTGCGCGGCCTCTTCCTCGCGCTTTTTCTTGAGCGCCGCCTGGTCGGCCTCCGCACGCTCGCGCCATTTTTCCGGCGGCATTTCCGCGATGCCGAGGAAGCCGCGCGCGAAATCGAGCGCGTCCTTGAAGTCGCCGCCGCGGATATACTGGATCAGCCTGAAGATATCGCCCTTGTCGCCGGTCGCCTCGTCGCGCCAGCAGCCCGGCGCGCCGCCGGAAATCTTGATCCAGAACGAGCCGGCGCGGCGGTCCTCGCGCGTCGGGTTCTTCGCGATCCAGTAATGGCCAGACTTGCGCCCGTCGGGCACGAGCTCGCGCACGAGGCTTTCCGCGCGCGCCTGCAGGCTCGCCTTGATCGCCTCGGTTTCCGCATGGCGCCCGCTCATGCGTATTCCCTGACATTGGACCGGCGCTGGCGCGCGCGGCCGTCAATGTCCCGGCTCACACGCGGATACGGATTGAGCCGCTTCATCGCCGTAACAACCACGCCGCGCTCAATGACAAAGCGCAGCCCGCCGTAATGAAACGCGCGCGCGCCAAGCGCGATCGCGACCCGCGCGCGCTTCTCGATGAGCTGACGCTCGCGCGCAATCTCTACCAGCCCCAGCGCCTGCGCCGCCAACAGCACCTCGGCGTCATGCGCGCCCGGCCCGGCCAAGGCGCGCGCGTCGCTCAGATCGAGCCGCAGCTCCCGCTCCAGCCAGCGCAGAACCGCGTGATTGGACACGATCGTTTCTTTGCTGGTCCGGGCCGCATCCGCGGCCCGGTTACGGCGCTCGCGCCGGCCCGCGGTCGCGGGATCAGCCGCGCCTTGAGGTGCGTCTGGGGTGCCACCAGCTAAAGTCACGATACCGCTCCCGTGATGATCGCTGGCAAAAGCGCCAGGCTCCCGCCAATCGCGCGCAACGCCGCCTCCGCCAGCCAGGCCGCGCCCCAGACCGCGTCGATGCCCTCATGCATCGCACGCAGCCCCACCGCCACGCTGATCGTGCTGAGAAATACAGCACCGCCCGGCCCGGCCAGGAACGCCGCGCCGCCCGCGCCGATCGCCACGATCAGCCGGATCTGCGCGCCGTCGATGCGCCTGTCGAATTCCCACGCGTCATTGAGCATCGCGCGCATCTCGGAAAGCGCCTTCGACACCGCCGCCAGGTCTTCCGCCGGCACCAGATCCTTGCGCACCCGCTGGGTGGCGATATGCGTCTCCAGCCGCGCGATCCCGCGCGTGGCGTCCTGGCTCAGATCGGCCAGGATGCCCGCCACCCCGGCCAGGATGACCAGCCACACCGCGACGAGGGATTTCTGGCGCTCGCTCATTCTTGCTCTCTTTGTTTCCGGGGCCACATCCGTGGCCCGGTTACGCGCTAAGCGCGGCGGCCGGTCGGCCTTGCAGCCGCGCCAGAGCGCGGCTGGGGAGGATCGTCGCCGGCGTGTATCCGCCTGGCGATGTCGCGGCGCAGCGCGAAGCCGTGATCGGCGACAAGGCCGCGCAGCCGCTGCACATCGGACAGCCCGTCCAGCGGCCCCTTGATCACCGTCTCGGCGCGGGCCCGGCATTCGAAGCCCTCGTTCACCTCGCGCACGACCTCGTCCAGCGTCAGGCCGTCGGGCACCGGCACCAGCAGGCTGACCAGCACATGCGTCTCAGCCATTGCTGACCTCTTTCAGTTCCGGCGCGCGCAGCGCCACGTCGGTGAAATGCGGCACGCCCGCGACGAGCTTCAATTCGATCCCGGTGGCCGCCTCGAACATCGCCTCGAACGCCGCGCGCGCCAGCGCGTGCTCGCCCGCCCATTGCGCATAGATCGCATAGACCCGCCCCGCCTCGACGACGCCGCCGGGGCTATCCGCCAGGCACGCCGCGCGAAAGGTCAAAAGCTGGTCGGTGAGCTGGCGGATGCGCTCACGGCGCACCGGCCGGTCGGCGGCCGCCGGCGCGGGCGCGCTGGAGCGCGCGGGAGCCGGGCCCGCGTCATGGCCGGCATCATGGGGCGCCCCGCCGCCGGGGTGCGGCTGCGTCGCCGGCGGGGCTGCATCCGGCGCGGATGGTTGGGGGCCTTGAGCGCCGGAAAAATGAATATGAAGGGGTGAGGCGGCCTGCGCTGGCGGCTGCCAGCCATGGGAATCACGTTGATCGCGCGCGGAGGGCGGCTGCTGCGCCGCGCGCTGCGTGCCCGCATCCGGCGGCATGTAGCCAGGTCCGCCCCACGACCATTCCGGCCCCGGATGGCCCGGCCCGGTCAGCTTGCGCTGGTATTGCTCCCATTCCGGCCCGTCATCGGGGCGCGCGCCGCGATCCACCGCGTAGGCCATGCCGAAGCCGAGATTGGCGAGAAGCCCGATCACCGCGACCAGCGCCACGGTCCACCAGAACCGCACCTCCTCGTCGGTCGTGTCAAAGATGCGCACCATCACGGCTTCCGCCGGCGCGCCCTCGGCGGTCTTGGGCGCGGATTTCAGGCGCTCCTCCAGCTTCGGGATGCTCGCCTCCAGCTCGGCCAGCCGCTCGGCCTGCGCCAGCCGCTCGGCCTGCTGCACCGCCTTCAGCTTCAGCGCCTCGCATTTTGGCCCGCAACCGCCGCGCTCGCCCTCGCGCGCGGCCGCCGCGCGCGTCTCCTCCAGCGCGATGCCCAGCGCCTCCGGATCGCCGGGCGCGGCCCGGGACAGATCACGATATTCCGCGCGCTGCGCCGCCAGCTTTTCGCGCACCGTGGTCCGGCTCATGGCGCGGTCCTCGCGCGCGGCCTGGCCGTCGGCCATGGTCACGCCCATCACCGCCCAGCCGGCGACCTGGCTGACCGTGAGACAGAAGATCAGCGGGATGGCGAGCGCCACGCGTTTGACCCATGCGTCCCATTCCTGTCCCGTGATGCTCCTGATCTGCACGGGCAGCCAGGCGGCGACAACGGCTATGGCGAAGAACGCCGCGGCATAGCCGATGGCCCCGACACCGGCGGCGCGCCGGTAGCCGTAAACCGTGTTCATCCCCGCATCGATGAGCCAAAGCGCGGCGAACGCCCACAGGATCGGCCGGCGCTTCACCTGGCTCCAGAAACCTTCATGCGTCGTATCGATCATAATAGTCCCACGCGTCTGGCCAGCCCCTCGGGCAGCTCGATTTCGCCGTTGCCGGAAAAGCGCACATGCTCCCGCGGCAGCCACACCCAGGCCGGCTCGATTTCCTCGCCGGTCACCGGGTCAATTTTGGCGCGGGCGCGCGCCGGAAGCACCGCGATATGCCGCGCCGTCTCGGCCATCACGCGGATCGCCACGAAGTCTTCTTCCCAGTCACCGCGCCCATCCGGGCGCGGATACGGACCTAAGGTCCGACCGCCAGTCGGCGGCTCAGCCGCGCCAATGCGCGGCTGGGGAGCGCCTTCGCTGGCCTCATGCACCCCAGACACGCCCTCTGGCGTGTCTGAGCGCGCGACTGCGCGCCGCGCCGTTGGCGCGTGATCGCCGGACGGATGTCCGGCGCAAGACAAAGACAGCTCCATCGCGCTCATCCCATGCACTCGATTTCGAGTTCATCCATCCGCCGCTCGAAGCTGGCGTCCTCGCGCCGCTGCTCGACCAGGCGGCACGCCTTTCTCACAGCCTCGTGGCTCAGCCCCGCCGCGCGCGCCACCGAGCGCGCCGGCCGGTTGAAATGCGTGACCGCAATGTAGAGCGCCTGCCGGCGCAAGCCCGCCATGCGCCAGCCGCGGCCGGAACGCAGATCGTCCGCGCTCAACCCCTCGCGCCGCGCCACCGCCGACAGCGCCAACTCCAACGCCAGATCCGAGGCGAGGCGGTCGGCGCGGGCGGAAAATTTCGTGTAAAGGATGTCCGTGTGAAGGCTCATGGCCCGTCCGTTCGCTTGAGTGGTCCCAAACGCTAAACACATGACGCGATACGCTGACGCTGAAGGGCAGGGGCGCAGCAGCAACCGGACAGAAAACCGGACGCCGCCGCGCCATTGGGCCTTTTTACGCCGTGCCCGAGGGCGCTTCGGGAGGAAGCTTAGTTAAACGTCACGCTGATGCCGCCGAGCACCTGGATAACATCGCTATCCAGATCCACGCCCGTGGCGTCGCCGCTCACGTCGTGCCACTTGACGACCTCGCCGAACACACCGACCCGCGGGGCGACCTCCAGGCGCACGCCGCCGGAATAGACCAGCCCGCCCAGGTCCGGATCGCCGGTCTTGGCCGCGCCGAAGCTGACATCGCCGGTCTCAATCTCGCCGTAAGCCAGCGTGCCGAACACCTCCGCGCCGGGCAGCAGATCGAAAGCCGCGATCGCGCCGGCCTTCCAGTACCAGTCGGCCTCGAAGTCGGTGATCGCGCTGCCCGCGATGGTGAAGGCGTTGTTGCTGTCGGCGAACAGCCCGGCCTCGGCCAGCGGGCCGAAACTGAAGCGCCCGAAGCGCCGCTCCAGCGTGACGCGGACCGCGCCGAAATAGCTGTCCCCGCTGACGCCGTCGACGCTGACCGGCCCGGAGCCGGTATCGAAACTGAAATCGCTCTCGCTTGCGGCGATGCCGCCCAGCAGCCAGCCATTAAGCGCCCAGCCGGCGCGCTCGCGCTCAAGCCGCTCGGCAATGTGCGGATCCTCGACGCCATCGCCGATATCCGCCGCGCCCGCCGCGCCCGTGCCCAGCGCCACCACGCACGCCGCCAGCACTGCCGCGACCATCGCCGCGAACGCGCCGGCCAGCCATTTCGCTGTCTGGTTCATCATTTTGTCCCTCGAATTTGGCTATGTTGTTTCCGCAACCCCCCGGCTGCGGCACGCGAGAAACGCACTTGAGAAACGCGCAACAAACGCACTTGCAAATCCCTGCCCGATGATCGCCCGTCCGGACCAGGTGTTTTCAGGCCGCCGCACCGGGGCGCAGCGCGCATGTCCCTCCGCCGCGATCGTCACGGCCAACCTCGTCGCTCAAAGAGCGCAGAAGATCGGCCTCCATGCGCTTCAGCGTCGCCCACAGCTTGTCCATGTCGCGCCGGAACGTGCTCATTTTCGGCGAACCGCCCTGGCGCCAGCGCGTCAAATTGTTCGACGGTACGCCCGCCTCGCGGCACAGCCTGTGCATCCGCACATTGATGCGCGCGGCGCGGCGCTCGATCGCTTCTAACTCTGAAATCCACTCCATGCTTCGAGGATAAGCGTTCCACGAATGGAAAGTCAACCTGCCACAGGTCGTCCGTGCCTTGCTTTTGTGTGGATGAAATAGTCCGCACGTGGTGCGTTATGTGGACAACCTGTGATGGAAAGATTTTCCGAAAGCGCTCAGGCGCGGATCCGCGAATGGGTGCGCGATATCCTCGACAAGAAGGGCTGGTCCGGCCACAAGCTGGCGCGCGAGGCGCAGGTCTCGCCGTCCACCATCCACCGCATCCTGCAGGACGACCGTTTCGTTACGGCAACGCGCACCATCGACAAGATCGTGCAGGCGACCGGCGCGGCGGCGCCCGAGGATATCTGGCGCCGGGCAACCCCGCCAGGCCCGGGACTGCGCGAGCCCGAGGCGGTCTATTACGGCGAGAAAGCCCCGCCGGAGACGCCTGCCAGCGCGCATGCGGCCGTGTGGCAGCTGCAAAGCCGGGCGCTGCAACTGGCCGGCTGCCTGCCCGGCGATCTGCTCACCGTGGATCCCGGCACAGCCCCGCGCGCGGGCGATATCGTCTGCGTGCAGGTGATCGATCCGGCATCCGGCGAGGCCGAAACACTGTTCCGGGTCTATGACAAGCCCTATGCCATGACGGCGGCGGCTGACCCGCAGGCCCAGCGCAAGCCGCTCATGATCGACGACGAGCGCGTGCAGGTCTGGGGCACTGTGGTGCGCGTGGAACGAAACACCCGCGAGTGATCGGCATATTTTCCACGAATGGAAAATTAACGTTGCATTAATAAAACGTCCGTGGTTAGCCTTGGACCCGTCAAGAGGGCGTTGGCACGGCGGCGCGGCCGGTCTCCCCTGATCATCCCGCGCCGCCGGTAACGCCCCCCAACCAACCACGGGGGTTTTCCATGACGGATTTGCCGCACCACGACACGCAGACCAATCAGCCGCCATCGCTGGAGGAGATCACCGCCAAGGCGAAGCCGGGCGTCGGCGCCATGTTCACCAAGCTGCTGGCGCACCGCACGAGCGAGGCGTTTGGCTGGGGCTTTGAAGCGCATCGCGACCTGGCGAAGCGCGCCTGGGACGAATACGAGGCCGGGCTGATCAGCTTTGCCGAGCTAAAGACCTACTGCACGACCGGGTCCGCCACGGCAAAGGAGGTGTGAGCGATGGAGTACAACACCGACGCCGAATGGGACGCGACAATCGCGCAACTGATGAAATCGGACTGCCCGTGCTGCCGCCTGCGCGGACGCTTGCTGCGCGACATGGCGCCGCCTCTGCGTCGCGAGATCGACCGGATCACGAGCCAGGAGGATGCCAAGAATTTTCAGCAGACGCTCCCCGATCTGTTCGCAGACCTGCTGATGACGGCGGCGCAACTGGTCGCTCCAGCCGAGCAGGGCAAGCTGGTGCGCCAAACCACTGTCCAGGCGAGAAAACACGTCGACGAGGCGCTGGCGCGCAAAACCCAGGGAGGCCGGGCATGAGCAACGATAACCGCCCCGTCACGGAAACCGGCGAGCTTGTATTCCGCGAGCTTTTGAACCTCTCGCCCGGCCAGTTCCAGATCTATTCGCGCCTGGCGGCGGAAGCCGCGCTCGGGCGCGGGGCGATCGCCCGCGGCATCGACCACACCATCCATGTCGCGCCGGACGAGCACGGCCCGCCGGTGCCGCTTCGCACCTTTCCGCTCGCCGATGAAGGCGGGCGCGTCGTCATCATGCGCCCGCGCGAGGAGGACCTGTCATGACCGATGAGCCGCACAAAACCAACGAACAGGTCACCATTGACCGCAGACCTGGTGACGACCTCCCCATCGCCGTCTCGGTCTGGCAGTTCCGCGCCGGAAAATTCGTCGAGATGGAGGCGTTCCTCGAATTTCTCCGCCACTGGCAGACAGCCTCCGAGCGTGCCGAAAAATGGAAAAAACGCGCTCAGGCCAGCAAAGAGGCCCTGGTCAAGGCCCGCAATGACGCGTTCCGGGCCGAAAGCGAACTGCGGGGCATCGTGAGCGATCTGGACGACGCCCTTGAGCGCACACTGGAGCGCAAATCATGACCGCGCGGGCGCTCACGCTCACCGAGGTCGCCGCCGAGCTGGGGCGCTCGCCGTCCTGGCTGGCGAGCAACTGGAAAAAGCTGGTCGCGCGCCACGGCATGCCCGCCCCGGTCATCGAGGGCGGGCTGCTGAGCTGGTCGGCCGCGCAGTTCTATGCCTGGCTCGACCGCGACCTGCCCGACGAGCTGCGCCCGGTCGCCGCGGCCTACCGCGCCGCGCTGGCCGCCGCGTCTGATCCATCCGCGCGCATCACCGCGGATGAAACCGCGGCCTGGCGCGATCATCTCAACCGAAAATTTGCAAGGACCTGACATGCCGGTCAAACCCTGCCTCGGCTACCCCAGCCGCACCGCCGCCGCGCTTTCGCTTTCCGAGCGCGGGCTTTCGCTGCCCGAGATCGCCGACAAGATCGGCATTCCGGAAAAGAACGTCGAGGCGCTTCTCTACAGCGCGGCCCGCGCCAGGTCGCGCCAGCCGGAGAACAAAAAGTCGCGTTAGCCGGAAGAACGCGGCTATGTCATCAAGCTGGAGACGATCCGCGCGCTCGCGCCGGAAGCCCAGCGCCGCTGCATGACCGTGGGCCAGCTCGCCGAACAGATCATCGACACGGTCGCGCGCGAGCGGATGATCGGCGCGATCCTCGACAACCAGCCGAGGAATGCGGAATGAGCGACGCGCTGAAGCGCAAACACGAAGCAACGCTGCCAGCCCTGCGCGAGGCGGTCCGTGCGCCTTACGGCAAGGCGATCGCGAAGCTGCGCGCCGCCGGGCTGTGGGATGAAACCCGCCCGCAAAAGCTCGACGCTCAGGCGCGCGCGGCGTTGCGCGGGGCCGCGACACGCTCTACGCTCGGCGACGACAGCGGAGAGCGGTGATGGCGATTGCGTATTGCACCCCAGCCGCGCCTTCGGGCGCGGCTGTAAGCCCGACCGGGCGTCGCGCCTCAGGCGCGGATCAGCGGCACGGATTTGCCGCTGGAGGCCAAAAATGAAGCTCAAGGTCGCGTATCTCAAGTGGCGCGACGGCCGCCCGCGCTGGGAGCCGGGGCCGCGCCTGCGCGAGAAAGGGTGGCGGGGCCGTGACCTGAAGGACGAGGGCGGCGACTGGCTCACCTTGCCGGACGCGATTGCCGCGGCGGAAAACCTCAATGCCGAGGTCGCCGCCTGGCGCGCGCGCGGCGGCAGCGTCCCGCGCCGGCCTGCGCCCCCGCGCAAGTCCGCGCGCACCTGCGAGCACCTGTGGGACCTGTGGAAGCAGTCCCCGAAATTCACCAACCTGAAAGCCTCCACCGCGCGCGATTACCGCAACAAGATGCGCGTGTTCCTCGACGAGTTCGCCGAAGTCCCCGTCGCCGCGATCGAGCGCTCACACCTGTACGTGTGGTGGGAGCGCCAGTATCACGCGCGCGGGCACACCATGGCCAACGGCATTCTCGCGGTCGTGCGCTCGATGTTTTCGCACGCCACGCGCATCGGCTGGCGCGCCGACAACCCCGCGCGCGAGCTCGGCCTGCCCGGCGCGGCGCCGCGCCTGGTCCTGTGGCTTCCCGGTGAGGTCTCAGCGCTTGTCGACGCCGCTGACCGGCTCGGCCTGCCCAGCATCGGCGACGGCGTGATCGTCGGGCTGCACACCGGCCAGCGCCTCGGCGACGTGCTGGCGCTGCCCGACCGGCTGTTCGCCGAAACCCGCATCAAGCTATCCCAGGCCAAGCGCGGGGCGCGCATCGACGCGCCGATGACCCCGGCGCTTTCGCAGCGCATCGCCGCGATCCGCGCGCGCCGTCACGCCCATTCGGTCGTGGCGATGGACGCGCCGCTGATCCTGCAGGAGAACGGCCGGCCCTATGACAGCAACAATTTCGGCAAGGCGTTCCGCCGCGTGCGCGCGGAAGCCGCGAAGGCGCGTCCGGCCGTGGCCGACAAGAAGTATCAGGATCTGCGCGACACCGCCGTCACGCGCCTGGCGCTGGCCGGATGCGAGCTGTGGGAGATCGGCGCGATCAGCGGGCACTCGATGAAATCGATCACCACGATCATCCGCCACTATCTCGTGTTGCAGCCGGAAATGGCGGATGCGGCCATCGCCAAGCTGTCCCGCTGGCTCGAAGAACAGGAGATCGCGCTGTGATGCCCAAAGTTCCGTATCTCAAATGGCGCGACGGCCGCCCGCGCTGGGAGCCGGGGCCGCGGCTGCGCGATCAGGGCTGGCGCGGGCGCGATCTGAAGGGCGACGACGGCGAGTGGCTGGATTTTCCCGACGCCATCAAGGCGGCTCAAAACATCAATGTTGAAGCCGGAGTGACGACGCGCATCCCGAAGACACGCCCCAACAGCAACGCCAAAGGGTTCGTGTATTTTTTATGGTCGGAAGACTGTATCAAGATCGGCTATTCGCGCGAGGCTTTCCGCAGAATTCAAACATTGAACGCGAGCAGCCCATCGGGCATCAAAGCCATAGGCATTGTGCGCGGAACGCGCGCCGACGAACAGCGCCTACATGACGCACTGTCCGCTTCTCGCAACTATGGCGAATGGTTTTGGGCCACCGATCACGTCATAGCCACCATGACCCAGTCGCTGGCGCAATGCAAACCAGTCGTTGCTAAAAGCATTCGAAAAAACGACAATCGGCAACAATCGGCAAGGACAGCGGTCGCAACCCCTTTGAATAGCGAATGCGACATAGATTTGTAATCAGTAGGTCGCGGGTTCGATTCCTGCAGCCGGCACCAATAAGATCAATGACATAGCCAAAAATAATCGTGAACAAAACCGGACCGGCTTTCCCGCCGAGAAGTCGGACATCCGACTTGGTGCAGAGCCACCGCGCGCCCGTCCGAATGAACTTGCCTACCATAAGTATTCCAAGGTTTCGCAAGTTTTTGCGTTTCTATACTTGCGCGCCGTCACAAGTGTTAATAAAGTACATCCAGCGCCAAGACATAGCCGGACCGCCCGGCGCCGATGGGAGACGCGGGAGCAATCCGGCGGAGAAACACCAAGGCAAGGCGGGAGAGTGAAACAGGGGATGCCGGGCGCGCCCCAACGCACCCGGCCACGGCGTCATCCCCACCAGACGGGAGATGTCTGATGAAACGCAAATCTACCCGAAT